TAGTAAGTTAGTTATTAACTTATCTTTTAGATTAGTAAGTAAGAGGTAATAGGGGTACTGCTCTGCTATACCCCTACTACTGTGACATAGGGTGAATAATCGGAGTAATAGTATAGTTAATAGAGTAGGTAGTGTAGGAAAGAAAGTAGGTAACCTAATCTACACCAATGAGGAATATATATGGCAACCGCAATAACCGGCTCTTTTTACCTAACCCAAACTGTGACTTTACCTGCCAATACACCAGGCGGAACAAGGGTCACAGACACCGTAGATCTCTCAGCTTACGTTAATGTCCCCACCGGTCAATGTATAGCTGTAGAATCTGTAGACTTCGTTCATCAAGTCTCATCAGACTACGGCACTGATGCAATGAGAATGCTCGTAGGAACTGGTTCTCTATCCGCTCAGTTAGTAGATCTAAATCCAGCCGGACTATTAGTTCGAGCAGACAATCACTCTCTAATCGCATCAAGCGGTTTAAATATCGATCAACCAAACAATGTTGCTACTCATGCGGCTGATTTGTACCCTGATAATTTTGGCCCTGCAGCTCACAGTGAATCCTTCATGGTGGTCAATGATACTCTTTACCTAACTGCTGGCCCTGATAGTAGCAATTCTAATGCGACTACATCAGTTTTCATCACTGCCCGTATTCGATGTCGTGTGGTCAAATTAAACACAAAGGATTGGATGGCAATCGCGATTCAGAGTACTGCTGAGGCTTGATTGCCGTGGCTTGCGAAACTTGCAAGTTGCTCCAGGAGTTGTTGGTTAGTGCTGGCGTTCCTGTCGATATTGCTACACCGGCTAGTAAGCTTGTTGCCCCTCTTGAAAAGAAGGCGAAGCGGAAGGCTAGTGCTTACAGTATCAAATACGGTAAAGCTTTCAAGCGAGTCGCTGGAAAATACAAACTCAAGTCTGGAGCCTGGGCAAAGAACGGATTCAAGCGAGCCCAAAAGGAAGCACATAAAGTAGCAAAGAGGATGAGATAATGAAAGGACGTAACGAAACTCTAGTAGTAATGACACCTAACGTTGATGCGGTTTACAATGCAGGAATTACTGGATGGTTAGATCCTAATGGTTTTGAATCATTCTTGGGCGAAGCATTACTGTATACTTCAGTTATCGACCTCTCAGGATGGACTATGGAGAAGTTTACCTTTGGCACTGTACAGTCACAATTTCAAGACCCTGGCGTTTACACATCTACTGCTGTGTCTGCTAGAGTTGAAGTTATCGACATCATTAGTCAGATACCATTACCGCGTTCATCCCCACAATTAGCTAACATTGTAGCTAACATGGGAATCAAAGCTCCAGGTATGTTAGGAACTGGTCAAGACTTCTCTTCAATCATCTACGGGAACTACAGACTGTATGTACCTAATGCAGCACTTGGAGCATTCCCTGGCTTCTTGCAATTATTGTCTTCGAATTCTTTCGGATCCAAGGAACCAACAGCTGCAGAAAATCTTTATTTCTACAGATTGGTAAAATGTGTGGGATTACCAGGGGAAACTCTGACACTTCCAGCGAGTCGCATAGGATTATTCGGAACCTTCTACCAGGAAGAAGACAAAGAATACATGATGAGACTTAAGAGATCATACGAACTTCAACAGTTGGTAGATTGAAATGGCGATGGGCGTTTGGGAAGGAGTCGGAACTGTAACCGGCACCTGGCTCGGAGTTTCAATATGGGCTGCTGGTGCTGTTCCTGTTGGCGCTGTTGACGGTCCACTTCCATTTATGGATTATGCTTGGGTGGCAGCCAATCTCAAAAACACTCAAAGACTTGCCAAAGGAGGGGGGGCAATTGGAAAAGGTCTTGATGAATACCTTGCTGGAGCCCCTGGGTCCAATCCAGGAGAATCCTGGGGAACTGGTTATGACATCCCCGATGCATCTAACAGAAAAGACACGCCATATGTTTTCAATAAATTACCAGGAGGAAGTGGAATCGACTTCGACTTTGATTTCAGTTTTGAAAACTGGTCCATTCCATCGATGGATTACCAACCGTTATCCGTTACTGCTACGATCTCTGAACCAACACCAATGAAACTTACTTACGTTGAACGCGATTCAAGATGGCCTGCTTGGAATTAATATGCAGATAGATTAAGTCGGCGTAATCATTAAAGCAGATTCAAAGATGGTGAGGCTGATGGACTACCGCGATAAACAATCAGAAGCATTTAGATGGGCACACGCTATACTGAAGCACTTGAACCAGGTAACGTCCTTAGAGAAGGTGTCTCAGCTGGCGCATTTCTTGCTGAAGGTGGAACAGGACCAAACATCTTCTCATAGCAATCCATCAATCGCAGGGATTCTAACTCAGAAAAATCTTCTCGATGTATTAAATGAAGCATGATTTGATGAATAGATCTATCTGCCATTGCAGATGATTTAACTTCTAAGAGTTTTAATTCGATGGCATCGCAGACCCAGACAGATCTCTTCATTGATTTACCCCTCAATTGATACTCAAGTTTGTCGATAACTACCTGGGGCAAAGAGATCGAGATGTTTCTGTTGTGTCCAACCGCGTTTAATCTAGCCATTATTAATCATCCTCTTTCATTTCAGCCAAAAGTGCGTGATATTTTGGCAGTAAACAGATATCACTGTCAGCACATAGGTATGCTGGGCACTTATTTTGACTCATAGAGTCAACCGATGAACCGTTGTTAATATAAATTGCGTCAAAAATGTTTGATTTTGGCGTAATTTCTAAAGGAATTGATTGAACGGAGGGGATTTTGGTAGGTATTTTGACTTTAGAGCTGCGCCAGGAGCATCTAGGGCATACAGATTGAACTGATCCTTCAGGGTATTCTGTTCGACAAACTACATTTGGACACTTGAAACACTTCATTAATGGTACCCTCTAGTAAGTTAGTTATTAACTTATCTTTTAGATTAGTAAGTAAGAGGTAATAGGGGTACTGCTCTGCTATACCCCTACTACTGTGACATAGGGT